AGGTATTCATTTCTGGCATTTTTGTAAATTGTATCTTCTGTTCAAAACCTCTAATATGTGCAGGAAGACGTTCAGCCACGCCAAATCCAGAACTATCTATTAGTTTATTTAAATCCTTAATTACTAGTGCAACCCTACCACTTACAATATCTGCAGAAGTAACACCTTCATCAAAAAGAACATTTGACGCTGTCGCCGCACCTTCAACACTTACATCTACTGTTTCCGGCAGCAGCCGCCGCGGCATCCCGCTGCGGTATTCCTTTATATGCGCTTGTGCAGCTTCATATGCTATCCCTACACCTCTATCAGATATAACTCCTTCTAGGTTATATAAATCGGCATGTTGTAGCTCCGCACTAACGCGTTCCAAAAGCTCTAGTACGTCACCCTGATCCTGACCTACAAATTGATTAACAAGTTTACGTAACTCTCTGTTTTGAAATATACTATTATTTATCTTCTGATTATAATCACCCCTATTAACAGCTAGTGTACGTCCATTATCCAACCAATGCTGGTACGGATTTGAAATATATTTTCCGTGTATTTCTCTATACTCATCAGGGTTAAATCCGGGGACTAATGCTTTTACAACCGCTGCTTGAGCTACCCTTACGGTTGGTTCACTCGCTTCATCTAAATATTGTTGTGCGGTAAACACATTATCTCGAGCGGCTGCAAAGCCTACCCGATTTCCTTCGTAAGCTGCTAATAACTCCTGATAGGTAGCCTGTAAAGTGTTTAGGTCGTCTTGTTCTTTCTTATATATGGTATTCCAAAGTACTTGCCTATCTCTAGCCTCTCTACCCAGATCACCACCCGCCGCTACAATTTTGGCGTCTGCTTCCCACTCCGTACGCCCATATTTTTCATACGGCCCGTATTTAAACCCCGGAATGTCGGTTTTACCATCTAGTAGGGCTTGGGCTTTCGCTATTTTGTCATTAACGAGTTTACCTGCATCGTTTACCGCGGTTGTTGAATTATTAAGGGCGGTTCTGGATTCTTCGTATTCCCCGGCACTACCAGTAATCTGATCTAACGCCTGTGCGATCCCCCCTCCGGTAATATTATTTATTTCTTCGTTTAAATCTTGTTGGAAGGTGGATGTAAGACTTGCTCTATACGCATCATAGGGGTCTGCCCCAGTAAAGGCAGAATTAACAACATCACCTATTATTTTAGTTGTTTGGGCGGCAACTTTAGCATCCATACCTAGGTTGTCTTCAAAGAAACCTTTGGCAGCATTGCCGGTAATAGCCGCATTAGTCATAATAGAAGCTAGTTGTTTTTCACTCGGCGCATTACCTGTAGTTACATAGGTTTCAATTGCCGAAGTAGCGGCACCTGAAATTACGTCTTTTACAATTTCGGGGAGTGATTCATACCCGTCAATTATATCTGATAACTCCAAACCTACATTTTCAAAGGTTTCATCAAACGAGATTTCATCCCAAGTAAACCCATCATCTAATTTTACTTTGTCTATAGTGCCATATGTATCAGATAAATAAGCTCCTGCTTCATCAATACCCGCACTTATAGCCCCTGATGCAGCGCCCGTCATCAAAGCACGCAAGGGATCACCACCGGTAGCAGCGGCTACAACCACACTCCTCGTAGCACCGCTAACGGCTTCTGATGCTATAGCACTTATTGTCTGATCTGTTATTTGTGAGCCAACATATTTACCCGCTATAGAGCCTGCTTGCGCCCCCACATACGATGCCCCCACAGCCGCGGCTATCTCTAATATATTACCGCCTTCGGCAGCGGCACTAACTCCGTTTATAAGGGGGATAGCCCACGCATTTCCTGTAGCCATAGCGGCTAGGCTAGCAATAGTTGTAAGGGGGTCACCCATCATCCCCTCTACAACGCCGGATACAACATCAATTACCGGCTCTAGAATACTATCTACGGCAAAATCAACTACAGACTCTACAGCCTCTCCTACCCATCTAACAGGCGCGGATATAACTTTTGCTACAAAACTCATTACTTAAAAGCCCTTGGTATAGGGTCTCTACCAATTCTAAAATACGCGGTATAATTACCGTCTTCCATCTGCCCGATATAAATATTAGTGTCTACATTTTTCATTATTTTTTTCATAAACTGAATTAATTTTAATATTTCGGACCCTTCAAACATAACGGCGTAGTGGGTAACCTTCTTCTTACGTAGATATTCTATGTAATCTAAGCAATTATTTATATAATTTCTGGCGGTATCTACGTTAAACGCCCTACCTACTACTTTGTTTTTATTAGCTTTTACTCCGCGATTTGCTAAAAATACAGTATTACCTATCTGAGTAGTATCCGCCGTTTTTAATGTACCTTCTCTAGCAATAGTAGCTAATGCTGTAGCAATATTCATATCCCCAGTACCAAGCTGGTCAAGCGCCATGAGGATAATATCTGGAGTCTCTAGTTTCCTAGTTTTACTATTAATTGTCTCCATACGAGCCATAATAGATTACCCAATCTCTAAGAAACTAGCCACCACATGTAATCTATTGGCAGTGGCGGCGGTTACTTTTAATATTTCAGATTCTTCGACTACAAGGGGGGCAGTTAGTAGTTCTATTGTAGTGTTTGCGCCAACTGCCTTAACCTTAAATATACTAAATACGGCAGTGGCAGAATTAGTAAGCGTAACAGTTATAGTATCGGCGTTACCAGAATCTTCAGATACCAATATAGATTTAAAAACAGCGGTAGTTGCACCGGGGCAAGTATACAATGTGGTTACACTTGTACTAGTAAGGTCTACCTTCGCATTTTTATAATTATTAGCCATTATCCAAAAAACCAAGCCGCAGATTCGGAGTATTCCTGTGCATTAGCGACCCTTAATGCTTCATTAGTCTGCGAAAAATATAACCTTAATAGTTCGTTATAGTTATCAAAATAGGACATATTATATTCGGTAGGCACAACAGGCAGAATAGGGGAGGTAAAATTTAGCCTAATGTCATATTTAGAAGACACTATTCAGAACCTCCCGATTCCTCAGACATACTGGCGGTAATACTAGCTCCCTGACAGCAATCACCGTCAGCCATACACTTGCAGTCCGCGCATTGGTAATGCCCATGAACAAACACTTTCGGTTTATCACAACCGCATACAAGACACCTATTTTCCCCAATATCTTCCATCTTACCGCCTTCCATCTATTCTCATATCTAATCTAGGAGACCCTAATTGCCACTGTACACCAATAGCAGTAGATTCAACCTTAAATGCCATCTGCCTACCACGTACCCGTATATCTAGCCTATTTGTATATTTCTCTACAGGCGCGGTAGCACTTCTCGTCACCGCACCCGTACTATCACCCCCCTCTGAGGCAGGGCTATTATACCCCGAACCGGAGTTCTGTAGGGGGAACAATGTAAATGTTGTACTGGGTGAGTCGGCGGTAGACCCATCAAAAGTTATATCGGGTAGTACACGAGACACAAGTGTAAACTTATGCCCATCATCCGTATCAAATTCGGCAGAAGTTATATAGGCGTTTATAGCTGTTTCCGTAGCAGTTTCGTTATCGTCTATACCCTCTTCGTGGTTTACAATATTGTAGGTATATGTAGCAGCGATGGGGTAATCACGCATACCGGAATCCAACCAAGCAGTTCTGGCTAAAGTACCGTAATACCACACATTATCTTTGTAGTTATATATAACGTATTTATCTATAGCGGTTGAATCACTAGAACAATAGAACCACCATATCTCCTGAAATTCTTCGTTTGAACCAGAGAATATTTGGTCAGTCTGTTCTAAGTTAAAATCACCAAATACATAACGTAATAAATTACAAGGAAGAACCTTAATATTTCCGTCACTCAAATAAAATTTATCTTTACCCATCCAATAAGACACACCCCCCGCATAACATGCGGCATTGGGGGAGACTATGGACACATTATCCCCTATGAGTTGTGCCCCCCATCCAGCCTGACCACCCAAAAACTGTAGACTATACACAGCAGTATCTGTCCATACAGTAATAGCCTGACGGGTTTGTTTCGCGGCTATAATTTCTGAACCCCTAGATAATCGCAGACTACCCGCTTGGTTGGTGGCGGAAGGCTTCCAATTAGTAGCATCTTCCTGATCTGACCATCGAATAAGCATGGGGTCTTGTACAGAGGTAGATATGGTATTTGCGCCAAAACAAAACGCGAACCTGTTAATGTCTGATACAAGTACAAGATTCTGTTTTGTAGGAATATCAGTACCCGTTAGGGCCGTAGCTCTAGTATTATAACTATTGGAAGCATCCCAATAATATACGGTACCGCCTTTAGGCCCAAATATAAGGTCTTCTCCAAAGTTTGATTGGGACCACAACCTTAGTTTTATCGTACCGGTACCCCCAGTACCCCACGTACTTTCACCCCACGTACCTGCCCCCCACCCCGTAATAGGCACTTCAGTCGCTGGACCGGGACTTATTTGATAAGCTGCATCGGTGGCAGACCCCCCGTTACCGGAATCGGAAGAATTAGCTGCTACTGATGAAGTTATGGTGTAAGTATTAGAGGAGGGTACTGTTTGTACTTCAAACTCAGCATTTAAGATGGCTGCAGTGATAGTACCTCCGAGGGATACGGCGCTACTAAAAGTAACAAAATCTCCTACCGCGGCACCGTGGCTGCTATCCGTAACAGTTATTGTAGTAGAGGTATTTGTAGCGGCAAAAGTAGCCGCATTTGTAGTAGTAGCCCGTATAGGGGTTATATCGTAGTAGTTACCACCGAGTTCCAGATAAAATTTCTGGTGTGTACCCACCCCCACAAATCGCTGCCCAGCAAGAGTTGTCCAAGCCCACAAAGACCGGCATATACCTGTAAACGTATTGGCAGATATACGCTTCCAACCCCCTATTTTTTCGGGAAATTCCTGTCTAAACCGTACTTTATCACACTCATACCACCCACCCTCAGACGAATAGCGTGTTCTTTCTCGGTCTACTCCCGGCTTCAATTCTAACTTCTTTAGGGGCATGTAGTTTCACTCCTAGGAATCTCCATATAAAGGTACTGATGTCGCCTCTATAGAGATACTTTTTTTCAATTCTAAAGGCTGTCCGC